AAATATAAATTAATATGAAAGTAGACAGAGTAATTTTAGCAACTAATAACAATCCATTATATTATGATTTTTGGAATAATCTTTCTTTTACATACAAGAAAAAATTTGGTATTACACCAACTTTAATATTTTTTGGTACTGAAGAAGAATTATCTGAAATTAATTTATCTAAAGAATATGGTGATATCATAGTACAAGCACCAGTTCCCAATATTAAACCATGGCAATATACTTGGGGATTGTTTTACTTTACAAAATTTTTTGAAGATGAGGTTTGTGCGATTATGGGAATTGACCAAATACCTATGGGAACTTATTTTTTGGGTGATGTAATTCAAAATGTACCTGATGAAAATTATGTGATGTTAATTGATGACCAATATAAGTTAGAAGGTAAATCTAAATTTACTTGGAACGAAAATGGTTTTAGTCCATCCGCATATCACATCGCCAAGGGTTCTACTTTTTGGGATGTTTATGATTTTGAGGAAACTTTTGAAGAAGAAATTATGAAACTTGAAAATTCAAATATTGTTACCATGTGGGGTGATAAATGGGGAATGGACGAGGCATACAGTTGTAACAACTTAATGAAATTTAAATATAGAAAAAGAATTTCAGCATTAAGTAAATCTAAAGATTTCTTAAAAAGACGTATTGATTGTTATAGAAACATAGAAGTTCCATACGACACAACTTTATTAAAAAACAACTATTACATTGAGTGTCATTCTGTAAGACCATATTCTGAACATAAAGAATATCTTGATACTTTATTTAACAACATACCTTATTTCGTTGACAATCATGAATAATCTAATACAAATGAACCGATTTTCCGAATTGCATGATGACGAAAGAATTGTCTTTTGTAAAATTGACCATGTTATGGAAGATTTTAGGAGAGTTGCCACATTACCACATAAAGTTGTTATGTTGATAATGAATGGTGATTTTTCATTTACCCCTGAAATATTAAAACATAAACCAAGTAATGTTAAACATATTTTTGCAACCAATTCAACTGTTTATAACAATATGGTGACACCAATACCAATTGGTGTTGAGAATCAATTTGAACCTAAACGAAAAGGTCATGGTATGATTAATGATGGTATTTTTGAAAAACTACCGTTTTTGTTGGGTGAACAAACTGTTGAACCTGAATCATTTGAAGATAAACTGTATGCGAATTTTAATATTCAAACAAATTTTTTCTATAGAGATTTAGTAAAACAAATTTGTACAATATCAGATAATGTTAATTTTGAATACGGATTAACATATAAAGATTATGTTAAACGAATGAAAGAACATTTAGGTGTTGTTTCTCCAACAGGGAATGGATTAGAATGTATTAGAACTTATGAAGCTTTATACCTTGATTGTATTCCTGTTTGTGTTGGAGACCAAAAAAAATATGAAGCAATATACAATGGGATTTATAAATTTTTACCAATAGTTTTCATATCAAACCCTGGTGATTTAAATAATATCCAATTAATAAAATCAGAAATAAACAGAGTTAAAAACAATAGTAAAGAATTGATTGATTACGAATATTGGATTGACCAAATAATGAAAAAAGTCTAAAATGAATAAAATTTTTATACATAGTACATCTATTGTTGAAACTGAAAAAATTGGTGATGGAACCAAAATTTGGGCTTTTTCACATATATCATCAAATGTAACCATCGGTAATAATTGTGTGATTGGTGAAGGTGTTCATATCGGTCCAAATGTAGTAATAGGAGACAACTGCAAGATACAAAATCATTCATTACTTTACGATGGTGTAACATTAGAAGATGATGTGTTTTTAGGACCAAACACCGTAACCACAAATGATTTTATTCCTCAAGTAGGTGGTGATTGGAAAAATTCAGATAGATTTAAAAAAACTTTATTTAAAAAAGGATGTTCTATTGGTGCCAATTCTACTATTATTTGTGGTATAACAATCGGGGAAAATTCTTTAATTGGAGCTGGTAGTGTTGTTACCAAAGACATACCATCAGATTCAAAAGCATATGGAAATCCCGCAAAATTAAAATAATATGCCTGAAATAGTAAGAGAAATATTTGAGAACTATGTCAAAGAGACATTTGATTTAAAAGATTGTATTGCAGTAAATAATGGAACTAGTGCTCTTATTGCACCATTGTGGTCTATGGATTTTCAAGATGGTGATGAAGTTATCACAACACCATTTACCTTTATTGCAACAACAAACGCAATTATCATTGCCGGTGCAAAACCTGTATTTGTAGACATTAATCCAAATACATTATTAATTGATGTTGATAAAATAGAGGAATCAATAACTCCAAAAACAAAGGCCATATTACCAGTCCATCTATACGGTAGAATATGTGATATGGATAGGATTAATGAGATATCCAAAAAACACAACTTAGTAGTCATTGAAGATACAAGTCAATCTTTCTCTGCTCAGGACGAACAAAACCGTTTTGCGGGAATGATGAGTGACTGTGGAACATTTAGTTTTTATAAGACCAAAAATATTTCAACCTTTGAAGGTGGGATGATTTGTATACCTAAAGATTCTAAATTAGATTCTAAAAAAATTAGAAGTATCTGTAACCAAGGACAAGATGGGAGATATAATCATGTTCATATTGGTTTTAATTTTAGGTTGGCAGAACCATTGTGTTTAATGGCTTATGAACAAATGAAATTACATATGACTGGAATTAAATCTGAACTTGGATTAAGAGGTCCAAATCAAGGACATTATCCAAATGTGGTTTACGAACAACCAATTTATAAATCCAAAGGTATAACAGGAAATTGTCCGATTGCCGAGGAAATTGCAAGAAAAATCAGGAATAATGAAAAAGTATAAAGTAGGAATTATTGGGTGTGGGGCAATATTACCCAGACATTTAGAAGCAATAAATGCCAACCCAAATTTTGAATTAACCGCCCTGTGTGATATTCAAAAAGATTTGGTAGAAAGTCTTTCAAAAAAACATAATGTATTACCATATACTGACTACAAAGAAATGGTAATGTCTAAAAATGTGGACTTTGTAACTATCGCAACACCAAACTCACTACACCATGAACAATCAATTTTTTCATTAAAAAACGGTTGTGATATTTTAGTTGAGAAACCAGTTTCATTTTCTGTTGAAGAAATTGAAGACATTATTAAAGTATCTAAAAAACACAAACAAGAAGTTTTTTGTGTGTTACAAGTAAGATTAAACCCAACAGTTCAATTACTAAAAGAAATCATAAGTAATAATTTATTGGGTGATATTAGAGCAGTAAATCTTGTTCAAAGATGGCAAAGACCGATTGAATATTTTACAGGGTGGAGGTCAATACCATCAATAGGTGGTGGTACATTATATGAAGTTGGAATACATTATTTAGATGTGTTTCAATATGTCTTTGGAAAACCAAAAGTCCACAGTTCAAAAGTTTATAGCGCCAAACATACCTCAGTTGATATTGAAGATACAATATATTCAATTTTTGATTTTAATACTTTTGGTGGAACTTGTGAAATAACAATTGCCGCAGAACCAAGAAACCTTGAATGTTCATTATCTATTTTAGGTGCCAATGGATTTGTCAAAATTGGTGGAAAGGCGTTAAATATTGTTGAATCTGCGAATTTTTTATCTCATGGGTCTCAAACAGAATTTGATAAAATTAGAAAAAAATATAAAATATCTAATGAACCAAATAACTATGGTTCATATGAAGGTTCTTGTCCTAATCACCCATTTGTTTACCAAAATTTAAATGAATTTAAAATGGAAGAATCAATTAATGTTATTTCGTTAATTGATGAGATATATGAAAAATCAAATATAAAATATAGAATAAAATAAAAGGTATGGGAGCTCAATTTGGAATAGACGACCTAATATTAAAAAATTTAGGAAATGATAAAATTTTTGTTGAGGCTGGTGGGTCTCATCCTGATGACCAAAATAACACATCATTATTAGAAAAATTTGGGTGGAGTGGTCTAATTGTTGAACCAAAATTACTTTATAATGATTTGTACAAAAAAACAAGACCTAAAACAATTGTTGAAAATTACGTACTTGTACCTAACGAATATAACAATGATACCATAGATGGTGATTTTAGTCATTATATGATGGGAGGTGTTGTAAATATACATAATTTAGATTGGAACCCTAAACCTCATAACGCAATACAATTGTCTAAATTATTAAAAAAACATAATTTAACTGAAGTACATTTTATGAGTTTAGATGTTGAAGGTTATGAAGAACAGGTTTTAAAAGGTGTTAATTTTGATGAAGTTTTTTTTCACGTTATTGATGTTGAAAATCATGGTCAAATAGGGGTAGTTCAAGACTTTTCATTTTTAAATGATTTTGGTTTTGAAAAAGTTGGTGTAGTTGAAAACTCACATGAAATTTATATAAACAAAAACAGTCCTTTTAAAGAAACTTTTGTTTTTTAACATAGTTGGTTTTAGTCATCAATATGGTTACATTAGAGTATAATGGTAGATTAGGTAATAGTTTAATACAATATGTAACTTCATTATTTTTTGCAAAAAAATTTAATTTACAATTTAAAAACCCACCATTTTGTAATTCTGACAATTGGGGTCTTTTAATTAAAGAACCACAAATAGATGGACTGGTTGGTAAAGAAAACAAAAAAGTCAATGATGATAATTTTATGGAATTATTTGATACTGACACAACAAATCCATACCATTACCACTTTAATGGGTTTTTTCAAAAAAAAGAATTTTTTACAAAATACGAATTTGAAATAAAATCTTTATTAAATATAAATCATAAAAGTATTAATGAAGATTTGGTTTTTGTTCATTATAGAATTGGTGACATTGAAGGAGATAAAAGAATGTTACCTTTAGAATATTACATTGAGGCTTTAGAAACCACAAAATTTAATGGTGGTTATATTGCTTCGGATTCACTAAACCATAATCATTGTCTATATTTAATTAACAAATATAAATTAAAACCTATTCAGGGACTATCACCAATTAATACGATATATTTAGGAAAAAATTTTAATAATTTGATTTTATCTGAAGGAACTTTTTCATGGTGGATTGGGTTTTTAAGTAGAGCTGAAAACATAATTTCTAACAAACGAGACTTTATGTGGCATGGTGATATTTTTTTAGATAGATGGAAAAAACTATATTGGGATTATAATGATAAAACACCAATTAATTTAAAAAATAATATATGAATATTGGTATAATTGGAATTGGTAATTTAGGTCTAAATTTATTAAATTTTTTATCTGAACAAAAACATGAAATTTATGTTTCAGACGTTGATGGTGATAATGTTGAAGTTATTAAAAACTCTGATGTTATTTTTTGTTGTGTAGATACAAATATTTTACCATCAAATTTTTTGGATATAAAAAATGTAATGAATGTTGTTGAAGATTTTGGTGTCTCATTTGAAAATGAAGTACCATTATATGACAAAATTTTTGTAATCTGTTCTACTTTAAATCCTGGTGACACAAAACAAATATCGGAAATTTTAAATCCGATGAATTTAAGTATTTGTTATCTCCCTTTAATTGTTAATTCAGATAACACATTATCATTAGAAACTTTAGTAATTGGTACTATTGATTCACACATTGTTAACACAATCTCAGATATATTTCAACCACATCAAGACAAAAAAATAAATGTAGTATCTATGACAAGTAAATCTGCCGAAATATATAGGTTGGCATATAGTTCTTACATTTATTATAAAATAAATTTTGCAAATTTTTTAGGTGAACTAATGTTAAATTTTGGTACATCAGATGAAACAAAATTACTTCTTAAAAGTTTAGGATATGACAAATCAATCGCCGAACAAAACTTTAATTTTGGATTTGGTGTTGGTGGACCTTGGATACCAACGGAAAATAGAGTTTTTGGTCAAGTTGCAAATGGTAATAAATTAGATTTTGTATTACCATTTGTTAATGATGATTTTAATCTTAATCATAATGAGTTTATAAAAAATCATTTTATAAAAACTAATCCCGATAAAACACAACCATTTGTCATATCAGGTATTGGGTATAAGGATAATTCAATTAGTATTAAAGAATCTTCTAAACTTGAATTAGTATATGGTTTATTAAAAGAAGGTTATACTGTGTTTATTATTGAAAGTGATGAGTTTATTAAAAATGTAAAAGTTGTTAAAGAATTAGTTTTTGACTTTGGTGAAAAAGTAAAGTTCTTTAAAAAGGGTACATCGCCCAAAGGAGTATACATTAATTTTTAATGTTTCTTTTATTATTATATTTCATAAATTATAAGTAATGGAAAAAAAACCAAGAAAAAAACCAAGCGTTACCTCTAAAACAACAGCGTTTAGCGGGGAAACCAGAATTACACCTAAATCAAAAAAAGAAATTATTGCTTCTGTAATTTCAAAACCAACAAAAGAAAAATTTTTAACTGAAAATCAAAGATTATATTATGATTTATTACAAAAAAATCAAATAATTGTATGTTCAGGTCCAGCTGGTGTTGGTAAAAGTTATATTGCAATGAAAGCTGCTGTGGATTTACTTGCAGACCCAACAACTCCTTATGAAAAAATCATTATTGTTAGACCCGCAGTTGAAGCTGAAGAAAAACTTGGAGCGTTACCAGGTAATGTTGAAGAAAAATTAGACCCATATATTTTCCCATCTTACTATCTATTAAATAAAATAATAGGTAAAGATAAAAGAGAATATTTAAAAAATATTGAAGCTATTGAAGTTTTTGCATTAGCCTATATGAGAGGTATGAACATTGACAATTCAATCTTAATTTTTGAAGAAGCACAAAACTGTACACCAAAACAAATGAAACTTTTATTAACTAGAATTGGTTTTAAAAGTAAATTCTTTATTTCAGGTGATTTAGAACAAACTGACAGATATAAAGATAAAACACATTCTGGATTGTGGGATGCAATTGATAAATTTAAAAATGTTAATGATATTGGTGTTTTTGAATTTAACGACAAAGATATTGTTAGAAATCCATTAATTTCACAAATTTTAAGTAAATACGAAGAATGAGAATTGCAATTGACATTGATGGAGTATTAAGAGATACTTTTACAAAAATAGAACAAATCTATCAAAAGTATTTTATTGATGAATTAGAACTTGTTGATGATGATTTTAAATATGAAATTATCACACCGTATGATACTTCAGAATATTCAAACCATTTTAAATTTAAAACTGATGAAGAATATTTGTCATTTATGTATGAAGAGTTTGCAATGGAAATATTTGGACATTCACCATCAACTGAAATGTCAACATTTTATGATTTAAATGATTTAATTGTAAAGTACAAAGATAATGTAAAATTTTTATTAATTTCAAAACAAATTAGTAAAACAAAACCTGCAACATTATTTTTTGTTTCAAAATTTGGATGTGAGATTGAAAAAATTGTATTCTATAACCAATTAACAAAAGATGATGTATGGAATGAATTTGATGTTTTAATTACGGCAAATCCTGATTTATTATCACAAAAAGATAATAAAACTTTAATTAAATATGAAACTTCCTATAATTTAAAAATAGAGTCTGATATTACCATTTCAGACTTAAAAGAATTAGATAAAAAAATTGAAATTTTAATAGAAAAATGATTACATTATTTGGTGAAAACTACTACATAAATTTGGATAATATTGACAAATATGTTAATATCCAAACCCCACCAGCATCAGGTTCAACTGAACCTGAACAACATATTTCAATTGTGAAATATGAAATGGTTAAAACTCTTACTGATGTAATTTTAAGTGAGAATGAAGATATTGATGAAAAACTTGGTGGAAAAGCATCAGGGAATCTTACAATACCATTTAAATTAGCATGGAACACAATGTTAGTTAATAAATTAATTGAAAAATTTTAAGTACAGATATGGAAAACGAAATGATTGAAAAAATCAAAGGGTCAATAAAAAATATTGACGAAAAATTAAACAAAATTTACTTCTTTGTACAAGACACAAGAGGAAACGCCAAAGCATCTATTAGATACATTTATGAAATGGCATTAACACTTAAAAATAATGGTCACAATGTTGTAATGCTTTATGAGAAAAAAGAATACACACCAGTTACTTCTTGGTTATCAGGACCATATGATGAAATTCAACATCAAACTTTAGAAGGAACAAATTTAGCTGTGGCACCTGAAGATGTGTTGGTCATTCCTGAAATCTTTGGATTTATTATGGAACAAGTAAAAAACTTACCATGCGGTAAAATTGTTTTAAGTCAAGCTTATGACCATATTTTAGAGACTTTAGCACCTGGAGCTACGTGGCAACAATATGGGTTTTATAAATGTATTACAACATCCGAAGCTCAAAAAGAATATATCAATAGAATAATGAAAAACACATCAATTGATGTTGTTGAACCTGTAATTTCAGACTCATTTAAAAAACAAGCTTATCCACCAAAACCAATGATTGGTGTTCTTGCAAGAGAACAACGAGAAGGATTAAATGTTATTAAACAATTTTACATCAAATACCCACAATATAGATTCTTCACATTTAAAGATTTACGTGGTTTATCACAAGATGATTTTGCAAATGCATTACAAGAATGTTTTTTAGGTGTTTGGATTGACCCAACATCATCATTTGGTACTTTCCCATTAGAGTGTATGAAAACAGGTATTCCAGTTGTTGGAAAAACACCTTATATGGTATCTGATTGGATTACGGAGAAAAATGGTGTTTGGGTAGAAAACCCACTACAACTTGTTGATGTAATAGCTGATGTTGTACAAACTTGGTTAGAAGATAACATCCTTGTTGACTTATATACTGAAGGTGAAAAAACCGCAGAAAAATATACAAATAAAGAAAAATTTGATACTGATGTTATGGAAATATTTACATCATTTATCACTAAACGTAAAGAAGCTTTTGAAGCACAAATTCAACCCGAAACTGTATAATCATGGAAAAGAAATTAGATTTATCCGTAATATTACCAATTAAATCATCAATTGTTAGAGATTTTGATGAATATTTTGAAAAAGCAATTAAATCATTACAAATACAAAACGTTCCTTGTAATGAATTAATTATTGTCCATACAAATGAAGAATCATTAGTCAATAAATTACAGTCTTTTGATTTTGGAACCTTAAATGTTAAACTTGTAGAATATACAGGTACACCTAACTATCAAAGTCAAGTATCACTTGGTGTGGAAAATTCATCAAGTACATGGGTTTCTTTTTTTGAATTTGATGATGAATATGCAAATATTTGGTTTAATAATGTTTTAAAATATAGTGAATTTTATCCTGATGTAGATGCGTTTTTACCAATTGTTGTTGACGTTGATAATAAAGATACTTTTGCTGGGTTCACAAATGAAGCAACATTTGCAGCAAACTTCACTCAAGAAATGGGTTATTTAAATAATGAAACATTGTTAGATTATCAAAATTTTCAAACAGCTGGTATGGTAATTAAAAAATCAAAACTTGAAGATTTTGGTTGTTTTAAATCATCAGTTAAATTGACATTTGTTTATGAATTCCTACTTCGTATGACTTATAATTCATTGAGAATTATGACTATACCAAAACTTGGTTACAAACACACTAGCATGAGAGAAGGTTCAATATTTTGGAACTACAAAAATGGTGATGATGTAATGACTGAAAATGAAGTAAAATTTTGGATTTCTACCGCAAAAAAAGAATACTTCTTTAAAGACGACAGAAATATAAAGTATGAAGTTCAAAATGCTTAATGTTATCTGCCGAAACAACCTCAGATTCAGCTAAGAAAAGAGGTAGAAAAGCTACTAATGTAAATTATTTTGACGTTGCAGAAGAGGCTGCGGTAAGGAGATATCTTACCGCAGAAACTTTTGAAGAAAAAAATGCAATTTACAATGAGTTTTTAAGAGGACCTTTAGATAAGATGATTTCATCAATCATCCGTAGATATAAACTATATCGTAAAGATATGAATTTTACGGATATTCATACTGATACTCATTCTTTTTTGATGACAAAGGTTGATAAATTTAAACCTTCAAAAGAAAAGAAGGCTTATTCTTATTTTGGTACTATTTGTAAAAATTATTTAATGGGTCAAATTATAAAAGACCAAAAAGATACAAATAGAAAAATTTCATACGAAGATATTTCATCTAGTTTAGAACAGAGACCTGACATGGTCTATTATATGGAATTGGAAAAAACTGAAGCCGATGATGTAATACAACAATTTTTAAATGAACTTAAAGATTATGTAGATAACGAATCTTTAACCGACAATGAAAGAAAACTTGGTATTGCACTACTTGAATTATTTGAAAATTATAAGACTATTTTTTTAGGGACGGATAATAATAAATTTAACAAAAATATTATTTTATTATCAATTCGTGAGATGACAAACCTTTCAACAAAAGAAATTAGAACGGCAATGAAACGTTTTAAAAAATTATATTATGTGGTTCTAAATGACATGATAGAATAAAAAACATTAAAAATAATATTTATCAGTATGTCAAGACCAAAAAAAAAGGAAATAGCGTTAAATAAAGATTCCGTTCTTTCATTATTACAAGAAATTTATAATGAGCTTGTAGAACAAAGGTCTACGGCAATTAGGGTTCAAAATAAAATGTTAGCAATGCTAAAAGACCCTGAAGACATGACTGTAATTGGTCCTGTTTTAGAAAAACAACAAAAAATAATTAATGATGTGGTTGAAAAGAAATTAACTTTAGCCAAACTACAATCAACTATATGGGAGAAATCAAACAAGGTTGAAGATGATTTATCTTTAGGTGATATTGATGATGAAATGTTACAATCATTAATATCAAAAGATATTGAAAATATTAATGATAAACCATACAAATTAAAATAATTTGATATGCCAGCAGTTGATTTAAATAAACAATATAGTCGTGTTGAAGAACGAGTTAAATCATTAGAAACTTACAATCAAGTTACTGATGCGACAAAACAAATTATTTCACAACAACAATCATCCTTAGAAAAGGCTGAGGATAGTGTTAGTAGTCCAATAGACCAATTGGCAGAACAAAAAAAAAGATATCAAAGACAAGTTAGTAGCCAATTAGAAAAACTTGTAGATATTAACAAACTTTTACCCGATAATAGAATGTCTGGTAAAACAACTAATTCAAGTGTTGGACTAATTAAAAACCAATTTACAGAAGCATTAAACACTATTATCGCATTAATTCCTGAAATTATAACTAAAGAAATGATGAAACAATTGGGTTGTTCACAAGAACAAACCTATGATTCATCAATAGCCAGTAAAGGTATTTATGTACCTGTGTCAAGTGTTGATTTATTTGGATTATTAAAAGTTTCTCCTGATACACCATTAGGTAAATTAAGTTATGAAACAAAAAATGTCCAAGTTCAACAAAATCCATTTTCAATGAATAGAGAATTGTACAACCGCATTCAAAATGAAGGTGTTTCGTATGATGATGATAATGGAAAAAATTATTTAGGGTCATCAAAACAAAGTCTTTTTAATATAACATATGTTAAACAAGATGGTTTTGGTAATAAAGGAGATTTTTTTCAAGTACAATTAATCAATAGAGATAATAATCAAAATTTGGTTAGTCAGTTTATGACCGATTATTTCACAACAATTAAAATTGTTGATTTAAAAAATGTTTTTTTACAAGTATTTCAAATATTATTTGGAGCTATTTCAATAAATGTTAAAATGGGTGCTGGTGAAATTGAAGACCAACAATATTTCCAAAAAATTCTTACAAGAATTATGGGTTTATGTTTTGATGATAGAGCCGAAATTGATGTTAGTGGAAACGCTAAGGTTGCACCGTTAGATGGTGTTGATGATAGTTTCTTTGAATTAACGGACATTGATATTAGACAGATTGAATCTGAAATATCTAATATTCAAAGAGGTGTTGTTGAATATCCTGATTGTACAAATGTAAAATTACCAGTTAATACTGATGATTTATTTGATACTTTAAATGAATTATTGTTCATTAGTGATAGTGATTCTGCAGCTAATACTGCTGTATTTAACAAAGCTGTTGATTCTGTTAAAAAGAATAGACAATGGCCTCAAATTGACCAAATTGGTTTAACAATTGACGGTGGAATAATTAAAGCTATACCAAATGCTTTATATTCAGCAATAATTTCACCAAAAGTATTATTACCATTTATGACAATGTTTAAAGCCTTAGAACAAATTGTGGTTAATAGTGCTGGTTCAGCTGTAGACCAAGTTTATGATTTAAAATCTTACATGAAAACATTCAGTAAGATGAACATTGAGATTATGTCTCAAATTGGGGCGGAGTTTGTAAAAATTCTTAGAAATATCATAATTCGTGATATTAGAAAATTACTTCAAAAAATAACTGCCGATTTAAAGAGAAATCAATTAACAAAAAAATACGCCATTATATCACAATTAATTGAGGCGGCAATTTTAGTGACACAATTTATTGATGACTATAGAAGGTGTAAAAGTGTAATTGATGATATTTTAAATATTATTGAATTTGCCCTAAGAGGAACTAATATTCAAATACCACCATTTTTATTACCGTTAGCGGCATTAAGAACAGGTTTTAACAATACTAGAGCAATGTTAGAGGTAATAGCACAAATGCAAAAATTAGGAATACCAACAGGACCATTACCTGATGGTAGTCCAAATTTATATCTACAATCAATTAAAAGTCAAATTGAAGGTGTTGAATCTGAAAGAACCCAAAATAGTAAGATGAGTGCTCTAACACCACAACAAATTGTACTTCCAATAGGAATAACCATACCAATGCCAATGTCAGGAATATTATTATGATACAATCAAATAAATTATCATTTGAAGAAATGAACGAAATTGTTTCTGATATGAAAAATAGGGGTAATTCTGATTTAACTAAAGTTATGGATTTTTTGTCCGATGATTTTGAAGAAACTAAAAATTTAGTTATTGAACTAACGGTTCATTTAGATAATATAGAAACTTTATATGATAGGGTTTTAAAAGAACATACTGCAAGAACAAATGGACAAGTCATTTCGTAAATTAATATTTCCTGCCAAAGTTGAGGATAATCAGGACCCAATGATGTTGGGTAGAATTCGTGCATATCCTTTGGACCAAAATGATAGGGCGGTATTAGAAGGTTTTCAATACGACCCCGCGACTGATATGTGGGGACCAAAAGACCCGTTTGTACAACTTCCACTTTTACCAATGTTCTTTAGTCAAGTTCCTGAAGTGGGTGAACGTGTTAATTTAATTTATCAAAATCCGTTGTACCCATACCAAGATGTATACTATATTCAAGGGGCATTTTCAAGTCCAATGAGTTTACCTTATGAAAACTTACAAGCCGCAAACAAATACACATCTTTAGGTAACAGAGTAAAAGGATTATTAGCCTTAAAGAATAAAAACGGTACACATAAAAGTGAAAAATCAAAAGGTATTTTTCCTGAACCTGGTGACAACGCTTTATTAGGTAGAGGTGCCGCGGATGTTATTGTTAAACCTGATACAGTATTATTAAGAGCCGGTAAGACAAAAAGATTAGATACTAGTAAACAACCAATTGCAAACAACACAAGAGCCTATGTACAACTTTCAAATTTTGACACGCAAGTTGTTAGTAAAAAACCACAATCATTTCTTAAATTAAATACCGTAAATCAAGAAGTAAAAAAATTAGTAGAGTGGGATATTGAAAATTTAGAAAATCAACAAAATGCTTTCACAGGTTCAATACGTTTATATTCTTTAAAACCTACAAATAAAACATTTACTGATAATATAAATTATGATTCAAATTTAGAAGATGTTAAGTTTTTAGAATATTATGAGAATTTTATAGGATTAACTTTTAATGATGCCGTTTCAAAAATAAATAATTTTATCATTGGTGTTAATAATGGTCAAATACCTAATGGTCCAAAAATTGAAAACCAATTCCCATTTGTTTATAGACCTGATGCAACAGCCCGAGGTTATATAAATGCAATATCATTAGTATCATCTCCAATTATATTTTCAAATGTAACAAAATTTGTTAACGCCATTACACTTAATTCAGGTTTAGGTAGTCAGAGTTATAAATTTGCTTTGGTTCGTTCTAAAGGGGAAATTGGGAAACCAATAAAAGTTGATATTGAGACAATAACTCCAAAAGATATTGAAGCTAATTATGGTACTGTTTATGCCGCGGGTGCTGACACATTATTTTTACTTTCAAACAAGTCCAATAAAAATGTGGATTTCTTACAAAATAGCATTTATGGATTTACACAAGCAGACATCCAAGAAAAAATATTACCAAACACATCTTCAACTGTAAGGGGTGAGGAGTTAATAGAACTTTTAAATTTAATTGTAAGATACTTAGTTGCTCACGTTCACGCATTACCAGGAACTCCACCAGTACCTGTTGCAACCGATGGAACAAGTTCAACAGAAATATTATTTCAATTACAAAATGCGGCAAATAAAGTTCTTAATCCAAATATTCGCATTAATTGATATTTATATAGAAATAATATCAAATGTCAATTTTAAGGTCATATTTCAGCAAAAATAACACTATTCAATTAAATAGTTTAACCAACACGGGTAGAAACCCCGTAATGGAATTATATTTTGGTTCAGACCTTGCAACATACGCACCAAAAGGTTATACAAGATTCATATTTGATTTAGATTTAGAACTATTAAGAGAAAGTATTGCAACAGGTGAAATCTCAACAGGATGTACCACAGCAATGACTCATAACTTAGTTATGACAAATTCGGCATCATTTGATATTGATTTGTTAAATGATACAACATCACAAGGGTCAAGAAGGGCAACATCATTTGATTTAATATTATTTAGAATCCCACTTTATTCAGGAGCCACAAGTAGCCCACAATTTTGGGATGAAGGTGTTGGTTTTGATTATGTATACCAACCCGTAGTTGCCGAATTTTCAAACAACATACCTTTTAGTAGTAGACCATCAAACTGGATTGAAAGAACAACAATTACTGATTGGTCTGTACCAGGAATTTATAGTAACATAAATTCATCACAAATACCAAGTTTAAATTATTCAGGATTAACAATTATTGATAGACAACATTTTGAGTTCGGTAATGAAGATATTTCATTTGATATGTCAGGTGAAATTAATGGTATTTTAAATGGTTCAATAACAGGTGTAACAGGTTGGGGAATCGCTTATGTTCCTGAAATTGAAAACATTACAGGATTAACCGAAACATATTCTGTTGGTTTCTTTACAAGACATACACAAACTTTTTATCAACCATTCCTTCAAACAACTTATGATGATATCATCAAAGATGATAGAAATACCTTTGCATCAAATAGAGTAAACCATTTATATCTTTATGTATATTCAAATGGTAACTTTATGAACTTGGATGAAAACCCCATAGTTGACTTGTACGACCCTAACGGTGATATTATGTCAGGTTATACAGGTTTAACTACTTGCCTCCGTACACAGGGGGTATATGAGGTTACAATACCACCTATTACAGGTTGGACAACTCCTTGTCAGTTCTCTGATGTTTGGACAAACTTAATTAAAGACGGTCAGACATTAAATAATGTTGAGAATGAGTTTATTTTACAAGGTCAATCATCTGTTTATCAAATCGGTACCCAATCAAAAGACCCAATTCTTTATGGTTTTGATTTTAGTGGTATTAAACAAAATGAAAAGATTTTGAATACCGATGTTAGAAAAGTAATGGTTACAATCAAACAAGCCTACACAAGTCAAGTAGTATTAAACAGTATTGAAGCGTTTTATAGAATCTATGTAAGAGAAGGTAATACTGAAGTACAAGTTCAAGATTGGACACCAATTAATAGAACACCTAATGAGTACTACTTTATGTTTGATACAAGAGATAAAATACCCAATCAATATTATGTTGATATTAGAGTGAATACTAGTGGAGAAAGAGATACTTATCAAAAAGAATTAATGTTCCAAATTGTAAACAAAAAATGAAAAAAATAGTTAGACTTAACGAATCTATGATTCAAAAACTTGTAAGAAAAGTTTTACAAGAACAAAAAAATGAAAGATACATGTTCTTCTCTAATTTAGAACAAATGAAAAGACAATGTGAATTATTGTTAGATTTAGATGAATCACAAATTGAAAGTATTCTTGACAATGGTCATGATTGGGCTCAAGACCATATTTCTGAAGCTAAAAATAATATGGACCAAGTATTTGATTTCTTGATGAATGAAATCAATGGGGGTGAAGAAGAAATGATGGACATTGAACCTAATGTAATGGAAGGTAGGAAAAAAACGGGAACAAAATTATGTGTTCGTGGTAAAGCGGCAGCTAAATCAAAATTTGATGTTTATCCTTCAGCATACGCAAATGGTTATGCTGTCCAAGTATGTAAAGGTAAGATGCCAGGTTTAGATGGAAAAAAACGTTGTTCTGGTTCCTATTGTTAATTTAAAAAAAAATTATTATCTTTGAATCCATAATAAAATGAAAGAATACAAACACATATTCAAAAGATGGATTCAAAGAATGTACATTGATTCTGCAAGAAAAATGGACTACGAACGTGGTCAAAGGTCAAAATACGAATTAGATTGTATATCAATTTGCAAAAGATTAATTGATAAACCAGACACTCAGTTATTGATGACACCACTTTCAAATAAAAAATATATACATAATCCTTTAAATTCTATTTTTATTACAATAGAAGGTAATACGGTTAATGTTATTAACCATAAATATTCATACACGGTTGTTATTCAAGATAAATCAAAAATTGAAATAACTAACTATTTCAATGAAGTTTTAGAAACTCAAAGATTAAAAATGGAAGAAGAAATCACTTCCAATATTAAACACTCTCTTAAGAATATATTACAAACATTAGTTTGACGGACAAACTTCTTTAGCGATTTTTTCAGTTTGTCCCTCTTCAATTAGTCCTATTCTGTGTAGTACGCAATAATATCTTGGATTTTCATTTAAATGTTGTTGTGCAATTTTACGAGCTTCTTTTAAATCTTTAACGTATTGCGATTCAACCATTTCTCCAAGGTCTATCATTTTGTTTTTTCTGACCTGTTCGTTGAGGATGGACTTGATAAATTGTCTCATACCTTCATTAGTATTTTTCTTTTTGGGTTTATAAGAGGTCATTATTGGTTTTTGACCTTTACCTGATTGTGTATCTTTTTTTTCAGCTTCTCTTTTTTGTCTACAAGCATTTTGTTTTGCGGAATCGCTCATTTTACCCGCAACACCTGCTGCTCTACACTTTGGATAAGCACCTTTATCGGTGTCAGAACGACCACAAGGTGGATGTTTTCCATCTTTATCTTTTCTACAAATATTAACCCACGGCCCTTTAGGCTGACTACTACCTTTTGGCTTCTTTTTTTTGCCAAACCATACTGCTAAATCTTCATTTAATTGTTGTTCCATGTTGTTTTTGTGAAAAAAATTACGATACTTTACATAAATATAAAACCATATGAAAAATACTAAAAATACTGAAGAAATATTAAAAAAAACACAAGAAATTATTGGTTCTCTTTTTGACACAATACATTACACATCAAATGAACAATTAAATTCATTTATTGATGGTATGAATGAAGAACAAGCAATGTATTGTTTAAAACAAGCATTAATTGCCTGTCACGTTAGAGGTGCATTTACAATGGAAGAAACCGAAGCAGTTTCAAAGTCTTTAAGAATTTTAAATTCTTAAGATGTTGGTGTAGGTGTTGGTGTCTCAGTTGGAGTTTGAGTAGGAGTATCCGTTACCGTAGGTGTTGGTGTATTAGTTGGTGTTTGAGTAGGAGTATCCGTTACCGTAGGTGTTGGTGTATTAGTTGGTGTTTCACTAATAGTTGGTGTTGGTGTTTGAGTAGGAGTATCCGTTACCGTAGGTGTTGGTGTATTAGTTGGTGTTTCACTAATAGTTGGTGTTGGTGTCTCAGTTGGAGTTTGAGTAGGAGTATCCGTTACCGTAGGTGTTGGTGTATTAGTTGGTGTTTGAGTAGGAGTATCCGTTATTGTGGCCGTTGGTGTGTTAGTAGGAGTTTCAGTCACTGTTGGTGTAACCGTATTAGTAGGTGTTATTGTGGGTGTAGGTGTAGGTGTTGGAGTTCTTGTCGCCGTTGGTGTTGGTGCGGGACACGACTCAATTAATATTATATTACCTGAACCATTTGTTTGAAATACAGTGTTACCTGGTAATCCACCAGAATCTGAAAGATATGTTGCAAAAATTGGTGTTGTAAAACTACTATTCAAGTATATTGTTGTTCCTGTAGTCCAAAAACCAATAGCAACATTACTATAATATGTTTGAAGACTTGGACTTGAACAAGCATCTAATGATGTTGTACCGCTAGATAATGATGTAATTGTAAACACAGGTCTAGTTGGTGTTGGTGTAATTGTAGATGTTATAGTTGGAGTTGGTGTTAAACTTGATGTTACACTTGGTGTTGGAGTTGCTCCATAACTTGGAGTAACAGATGCTGTAATACTTGGAGTTGGAGTTACTGGTGGTGGCCAATCAATTGTTGAAAGAATTTGAATACTTTTAGATGCTGTCGAATAAGTACCGTCAATATACCATACATTAATAGTTTCATTTTCTAATACTTCGTGATTATTTATATTTAAATTATCCGAACATCTAGTATAATTAATAACACCAATAGATGTTATTGAGTTATTTTTTATTATTGATTTTTTACAAGCCATCTTATTTTATACATTATAAATACCTTTATAAAACAAAAAAGGGAACCTAAGTTCCCTTTTTTTATGACGTTTGAGATAAATTATCTCAATTCTTGTAAGTTGAATGTTCTAACTCCGTCAACTGTAACTCTACCATAGAAACGGTTGTTAACCATTTTCTTAGCGTATCTTGTCATGATACCCTTGATAGGTGTGAAGTTGAATGGGTTATACATAGTTGGAGTCAACTGTAAAGGTACGTATGGAGCGTAAATGTAACCAGTATCCAACAAGCTAGTTCCTTTGTGTCCGATTAACACTTGGTTAGCTGGGAAGTAAGGGTCACGATATACTTGATATCTACCTGACAAAGTACCGATTCTTTCAATACCCATGTTGTATTGGTCTTGCTCAGGAGCTGCGTTTGATACGTGGAAGTATTCCAAGTCATCAAAGATAGCAGATACTTCAGAAGATACAACAATCCAGTTAGCACCACCTCTTAAAGTTGATTTGTGAATTTGAGCTGACAATTGGTTAATTGCAGTAATCAAAGTTTGGTTCCAATCTTTTTGAGTGTAAGGAGTTGTTCCGCTAGAAGATAGTCTCTTCCAACCGTTATAATCCCATCTCAAGTTCCAAGCCGCACCTTTTCTCAAATCTCTCAAGATTTCTCTATCAATTTCTGCAGCAACTTGCTCAGATAACAATGCTGTCAATTCAGCTTCAGCATCAATGTTGTGGAACGCCGCAACGTCTTGAGCTAATTCAGGAGACCATTGTGCTCTTAATTTTCTTTCTGTTACAGAAACAGTTACTGACTCAAGGTCAAAAGAAACTTCACCAATTTGGTCTTCAAATTCCAATTCTTTATACAATCTGTAGATAGCTAAGAACGCATCGTTAGTAGTTGTATCAGATGAGAAAGTAGAACCTGTGTAACCATCCATAGATGAATCACCACAAGTAATACAAACAGGAGCTTGTAAATCAATTTCCAAGAAAATAAATCCATTAGCGTCACATACGTTGTAGTAAGAACCACCTGAATTTTTGTTTACTGGGAAAGTAGTATTTACTTGACTTCCGTATTGAACAATACCTTTACCATATCTTTGAGTAACAACTCTGAATAAATAAGGGTTAGTTGTGTTTGCTGAAGTAAATTGGTTAGTTGAAACACCTAAGATGTTCAAACCTGACAAGAATTCTTCAGTATCCATAGTATTACCGTTAGGACCAATCAATTGACCAGCACCTGCGTTAGAGAATCCACTCATAACAATGATAACTTTTCTATAGTTATCTTCAGGGTATGCTGCAGGTAATAAAACACCAGCGTTAGACCAAGCGTAAGTTACAGTATTTGCTGTAATAGCAGTCCACTGACCTTTTGAATAGTCAAACAAACCAGGAGGGTTTAAACCAGCCTCATTTCCTTCGTAGAATAAATCATACAAATCTTTGTTATAGATTGGGTTAAATGTACCATCACCTGAAGTGTATCCAGCATCAGGATTACCAGGGTAGTTTCCTGGAGAACCGATAGGTGCGTAGTGAGTTCCTGAACCACCAAACAAACCATCTGTTGATGTACCACCAGAATAACCTTGAATTTTAGGTACGAAGTAGAACAATTTACCGATTGGTAAGTTCATTGCTTGTACAGACACGATGTCGTTAGCTAATAATTTAGAGAATACTCTTCTCACGATTGGGAAAACAACTGTTTCAAAAGAACCGCTATCAGAAGTTGAAGAAGCCTCATTGATTAAGAAAGAAGCTTGGTTTTCGTATAACTGAGCTACGTTTTCTTTCATGTGACCTTTTAAACCTTCCAAAAAGCCAAGTTTATCCCATTTGTTGATTGTGTCTTCTTTGATAACCTTAAGGTGTTTTAAACCAATGTTACCAACAAGACCGCTTTCTAATAATGCACCCATTTTAGTATTTTTTTGTTTTTAAGTTTTATTTATTTTTATTTTTGTATTTTTTGCATGATATCCTTCATTCTTAAGAATTGTGGATTTTCATAAGTTTTTGACTCAATTAAGTTTTGTGAAGAACCTGATGCTGGTGATTTACCAATTTTTTCCATAGATTCTGTAACTACGTTTTGAGTCGTGGTATTTAATTCATTTTTAATTGATGAATACAATGATTTTGATTCTTTTAATGACTCAACATCATCAAATCTTCTTAAGATATTAATCTTCTCTTGTTTTGTTGTTGTATGTTCTGTGAACAATCTTGTTGCGTAAGCCAAGTTTGAATTAAACACAGCAACTTCATTTAATTTTTCTCTGAAAATATTAAGTGCTTTTCTGTATTCTTCATTCTTTTCTCTCAATCTTTCAACTTCTTCAGCAAGAGCTTGATTTGGAATTACTTTCATTTTAGGTAAACCTTTTCTTTGAGCGTAATTTCTAGTTCCATTACCTAATGTTCTAGCAGCTTCTTTAGTTTCCTCTTTTTCGTAATCTTTGTAATGACCATCTTTTTCACCAGCTTTCTTTTCAACACCATCAACATCCTTACGTCTGTATTCGTGTTTTTTAGAACCATACTTTTCTTTCATTTCAGCTTCAGTGTATTCAAACTTCTTAGGTTTTAAATTCATACCAACTCCTTTAGCTTTACCTTTTGGTTCAATAGCCGCTTCTTTGGTTTCCATTTTTCTACCTTCTTTATATTCAAATTTAGCACTTCCAGTTTTAACACCTTTACCTACTACAGGTTTACTCATCATTGACCCTTCTTTAGTTTCCATTTTTTTAGCTTTGTTAGTTAAAGAGGATTTTGTTAATTTACCCATAACTGGTTTAATTGTCATTTTACCTTCAGACATGTTTTCATCCTCATCTTCATCTTCATCTTCATCCTCATCGTCATCGTCTTCTTGTTCTTCCATTTCTATTTCATACACTACTTCGTCCATTTGTTCTTCATCCATGTACTCTTCTTCCATTTCAACTTCGTCCATTTGTTCTTTACCAAAAATGTCAGCCATCATAGATTCTAAATCATCGTTAGATAATTCATCTTCATCCATTTGTTCTTCTTCCATGTACTCTTCTTCCATGTACTCTTCTTCCATTTCAACTTCGTCCATACTTTCAGTTTGAATAATGTATTCAACATCTTCATCTTCATCGTTTAAAGTAATGTGGTTACCATCTTGTTTAACAATGATACCATCTTCATCACTCATAGATTTGAAAACCTTTAAGATTTCATCATCAGACGCATTTGTAAGGTCAATTGGTAGTGTATCTTCAGAATCCATATCAAAGTCCATATCAAATTCATCTTCCGATTCATCATCGTCAGAATCCATATCAATGTCCATTTCAACATCATCCATGTCTTCATCATCAGAATCCATATCAATATCCATGTCTAAATCATCTTCTGATTGTTCATCCATTTCAACTTCTTTTGATTCTTTTTCAGTCTCATTTTTCAAAGACTCTTTTACTAATTCTGAGATTTCTTCCTTCATAGTAGAAGCAAGTATTCCTTTTGCATTTTCGGCAACTACTTGTTCCAAATTTTTCATTTGTAGTAGTGCTTCCTCAACTAACGACTTTTTATCTGTCATATTATTATAGAATAATTTAACATATAAATATATCCATATGTCAAAAAATTCTATTTGGGGTTAGTAAAAACCCTAAATAAATAAAAAACCCCTCGGTTAGGAGGGGTTTTTATTAATCTTCAATAACTTCGTCTATTTTACTTTCGGAGACTGCTGTGATTCTCCAATCATGTTGAAACCCAGTATATCGGGATGTTACCTTGGCTTCAACATCAGTTACAGAGTAACCTTTAACCAATTTTTCCTCTCGGATTTTCTTTAATTTACCTGTGTTTTCATCAGGTAAATCGTACTGTACTTTTGCTACAAAATATTTTTCGTCCATGTTTTTTAAATTATCTGTCCAAATAATGGTTTAATTTTTTCAATAAGTCAATAGAGCGATTCATTTTTGTTCCACTATCTTGTTCTATTGGAGACATTCTTGAAACTTTTTCTTCTTCCAAATTTTCTTCAAATTTACTTCTATCATCAGGATTTGTAAAAAGATATGCTCCAGGTGTAGATGGTGAAGATACCAAATCAAAACAGATTAATTCAAAATCATCCTGTACTTCATTTTGTTCACCGTTCTTTTTTAAAGAACCAACCCCACGTGAAGATATACCCAAAGTAACACCCTGTCTCAACAAGTTAGCAGCTTGGTCACCCTTTGTAGATACAATACCTCTTTCATGGAATCCTGGTGATGTTAGAAGACGTAACTTACCCATAAGGATATGTCCGTCCCACCATATATCATTAATGATGTGAGACACACGGTCAAGGTCAATTAATGATGATTCAGGGTGGTTTAATTCTGAAAGAGATGTTCCTTTTTCAATCATCTTTTTATAATTGTCAGATTCACGTTTTAAGATTCTTTCAGGGTACACTCTACCATTACGGTTTGGTGTGTTGTATTTTTGAAGTACGGCATAGAATTCAAAAGGTTTTGAATAATCCAAGAAATTCTTGTGATTTTCTTCAAGCATCTTTTTGTTAAATTCATGAGATGGTGACACATATCCTGCATCCATTTCAATCAATATTCCTTTACCTGTGTCGGTAGGTCCTAATATTTTCATACGTATGTTTTAGTAATAAATATTAAGATGTTTCTTCTTTGCTCTTTTTAGATAGTGTAAAATCAAAATACTCGTTCTTTTTAAAGTTTTCAATATAAATTTCTTTGGCAATTCTTTTTAATTTATCTTTAAGAATTGTATCTTTGAAATCCACTTCTTGTGATAAGAATAAGGTAATTTCCAAATTCATAAAACTTTTCTTACCATAAACAATTCCGCTAGTCCTTAAATCCAAATCAACAATATAATTGTCTTTAAAAAATGTGGGGTCTAATATTTCAAATATTGTGTGTTTTATCTGTCTACTAAAATTTGATACTATTCTTTCCCAATTGTCGTAACTTTGTTTTGGCGAAACCCAACTTTGTAGATTAAGATAAACTGATTTAAAGTTTTTGGAATCAACTGTTCCATAACTCACTTTTGAATTGTTGAATCCTACAATTCGTGATGTTTTTCCTTTTTTCATTAATAATCATGTGTATAAATTGTTTATTGTTTGAAAAAAAATAATCTAATTTTATTCTATTGTCAAATTTTCACCAATTTTGTATTATTTACTATAATATGTTAAAAGTAAAAATAGACGAAAAGACTCCATTGGAAAAAGCCTTGAAACAATTAAAAGGAAAGGTAATTAAAACCAAGCAAAATGAAAAGTTGAGAGAAAGACTTCAGTATGAAAAACCATCTGTTACACGTAGAGCTCAGAAATTAAAAGCTCAATACGTTGAATCTCAAAAACCTAAAGATTAATTAATGTTATTATACAAATTGTATAATCTTACATAATTGATTTTAGAAAACTCTTCACCTTTAATTTGGTTAATAGTTTCCTGCAATTTTTTTGTTGTGATATCATCCATAGATTCATTAATACCACTTAAAGAGTGAATTGTTTTTACTTTTAAATCTTCAAACTCTTTTGATAATTCCACATCTTCAGTCATTAATACTTTAGATAAATCTCTTTTAGAATCTTCATCTAAATTTTCAATATAAGAACTTATTTCTCTATTGGCAATATTCATCAAAGTTTCTATTGGTAATTGTATTGTAGTTTTAACTTCAGTACTTTCACTTAAAGTTTTTATCAAATTTTTTCTGCTTTCAATATTCTCCATAATCTTATCAGGAGTATTGTAAATCAAATTATCAATATCTTTATAGTTGTTTTCACTTACAACATCTTTAACCCAATATTCAATTTTTTGAGTTTTTAATTTTGGAATAATTTTTTCAACTTGTCTTAAAGATTCGTTGATGTAAGCTTCAGATAATGTCTTATCATAACCTTTTTTCTTGGACAATTCAGTGTAGATGTAAAACATTGTACTGGCATTTTTATTCTCCAACACCAAACTTTTAAAGTTTTTTAACTCTATTTTTGTTGTTTCATTCACATAAGAATTAATCATTAATCCTTCTATCTTGCTAAGTAATTGTCCAAATTTCATATTAATAAATATATCAATCTAATAGTTTTCCTAATTGTTCTTCAATAAGTCCTAATGAACGTTTTCCTCGTTCTAAATCAACCTCATCAACACCATACAAATTATCACGCTCTAAAATGATGTTCATATTCTTTTTAACTGATTCGGGTGTAACCGCAGTTTCACCTCCTGCCGGTGGTACTTCACCTCCTGCTGGTGGTTCTCCACCTAAGTCAGCACCAAATCCACCCATATCACCTCCTTCTGCAGGTGGTGTTTCTGTGGTTCCTGTTGGTGCTCCATTATTACCATACAACTTGTCAACATTGTCAAACAATCCTGTTCTTGTTATTACGTTAGGTGTATTAGCAATTTCAGTAGCAACTGCTTTCTCAACTCTTTGTTGTTGTAAGTCAAGTTTAATATCCTCATCAGAGAATCCAAGAATATGTTTCTTAGCCCAAGTTTGAGATGTTGGAGCAATACCTTCAATAGGTGCAACAGCGTCTTTGTATAACAACATTTTTTCTTTCCAAACATCTATTGTTAACAAGTCCGCTTGTTTAGATGGGTTAGTCAAACTTAATTGGAATGAATTTAATTCATCTTCAAATCCTAATAAGAATAGGTGAATGATTGCAATTTTGTTAAGTTCGGCAACCATAGATTTTTGAATTCTATTGATTGTACGAGCAAAACGAATATCCTGTAATGATAAGTTTCTACCATCACCAACAACTTCTTCAAAACCTAAGAACGCTTTTGGTATTCTTAATGCTGTTAAAAGTTTCTTTTGGATGTATTCAATATCGGCAATTTCTGATAAGTTTGTAGCCCCTGGTAAAGTTTCAATTGGGTTTGGAGCTGCCGGGTCTCTTACAGGTATAAAGAAATCTTGGTCAACAGCCATTTGGTTAAACCTCATATCTACGTTTCCTGTTTGTGGGTCAGTGATTTGGTCTTTCTTAAATTGTTGTGCAAATCTTTGTACGTATGGTTGAATATCAGCATCATCCATGTTACCAACAAACACTTTAAATACACGTCTTTCAGGTGCTCTTGATGTTCTATAAACCAACATCGCATCTTCAGCAAGAATTAATTGTTTCCAAATACGTCTTGCTTTTTCTAACATTGCGGTACCATAAGGAAGTTTTCTGTCATCACCCAATAATCTAAAGTGAGCCATTTCCCATGTGTTAAATTCCAAATTTTTGTTCTTCCAAGTAAATGTTAAACTTTTAGCATCACTATTAGAAGCTACCGCACCACCCATACCAGATGTTGCTCTACCTTTCATACCAACTTCAATACGTTCAATTTCAATGTTTGGTAGTTGTAAACAACCAACTATACCTTTTTCAGGGTCCAACTTTAAGAAAACAAAGTTATCACCATATTTTGCGGTGTTACGTGTCCACATTGGTAAGTTTGTATTAATATCCAATGCGTTATTAAATAAATCTCCTAATACAGCCTTAATTCTTGGTGAATCAGAGTATATTTGTAACATGTATCCATTTTCATCAACCGTTGTAGATTCTTCGGCATATGTATCCAAAGCCGCAGAAATTTCAGGAGTATACTCCATTGACTCATAATCGTAGTATGATGCCAATCTTGTTGGTTGATAATAAATTGCTTGAGAATATAAATTATTTTCAATTTTAGCCCATTGACTTGAAATATAATAAGTTTGACGAGCTTGTAATTTTTCTTTTTCGTATTCGGCTTTATCCGTAGTTCTTAATAATTCTTTCTTATCAAACTTATAAGTGGGAATATCTTGACCCAAAAGGGAATTTGGTCCAAGTTGTTGGGACAATCTTTGCCATATCGTCAGGTTCTTTTCTTCCATAGTTAAAATTTAAATCAATACTAATATATATCAACGCTTCATTCCGCCGAATAACCATAAATAGTCTTGATAATCCTTTTGTGTTGGTTGATTCTGATATGCAATGTTTGACTTATGATTTGTATTTGGCATTGCAGGATTAAAGTATTGTTCTTTTGGTGGGTCATAAGAAGTAACCTGCCAAGACTCCAACATAGTTTTTGCTTGTTCTGTAACCTTAGTAAGTTGTGAAAATGATGAATCTGACACATATACAGCCATAGCCAAAGACATGATTAAATCATCATGTTGTCCTTTCATGTGGTCAGGTCTTCCATTAATATAAACAAACGTATTCATTTCATTCAACAATCTTGATGAATGAACTTTTAATCCGTGTCTTAAACTTTCTTCAAGAGCGGCAATAATTTGAACCCTTTTGTTGTTAAAGTTAATACCAGGTATTTTATCAGCAGCCTTTGGGTCAAATTTCCATCTGTTACCAAAATCAACACCATCAACATATAAATCTTTATATCCTAATTCTTGGAGTTTTCTTGCGGTTGCAACCCCCATACCACCCGTGATATCAATTACTATAAAACAGTTGTACATATTACCCCATTTGTAAGCAATTTCCGCCAATACATCAGGAGGAAGTTTTCCAACATATTCGGCAACTTGTTCCCTTTCATCAAAATCATAAATTTGGAATGTTGAGTAATCTTCTGAGTCTCCACGAGATACGTCAACACCCATAATATATCTATGATTAAGTTCAGGTTCTTTCCAAATCCAAAGTCCACCACCCATCATTTTATTCATGGGTTCTTTAATCATATTATCTGTAATATTTTTAATTAAATTAGCATCAAATACGTTATCACCCGAACCCAAGAAATTACATTCTAATTCCTGAGAAACTTTACGTTTATCGTATTTAAGTTTCTTTACCATCGCCTCAAACCAAGATGAACATGGTTTGTATCCCAATTCAAAATAAGCCTTTAACTCATCATAGTTTCTTTCGTAAGGGTCACGACCTGAAAAATCAATAATCCTATCTGAAGTATATTCTTCACGGTTTAATAAAAAATGAATAATCTCATCTGTCTTAACCAAATACAAATCTTTAGTATAACGAGGGTCACGATACCAAAACATTTCGGTAATCTTGAAATCATTCATTCCACGATTGGCTTGTTCGTAAATTTCATAGTAAATTGGGTCGTATCCGTTTGGTGTTGATACAACAACAACTTTACCACCCGTAGACAACGAAGCCATACAAGCCGCCCAGAAATCACCATCTGCTTCAATATACGCAGCTTCGTCAAATATCAACATAGTTGGGGTATAACCACGAAGTGCATCTTTAGATGTTGCAACCGCTTTGACTTCACAACCATTAGATAATTTAAAGTGTCTTGCGGCGTTTTTATCAGGTGAAAAACTTACACCAACCCACGAAGGCCATTGTTCTGTGAATCCACGGATTTTGTTTGCCATTTCCACGGCAGTATCCAATTTGTTTGCAATAATCAAAACCTTTTCAGGTCTTTGTTTTGATGCAAATACAAGTCTTTTACTTGCCCAAGCGGCAGTTACCGTAGACACACCTGCCTGACGGTATTTTAATGCAATGTTTTCGTTGAAGTTTTCATAATCCTCAACCAAATTAACTTGGTCAGGAAATAACTCTAATGGGACGTATCTTGACTGAGTGTTATCATAAGTCTGAAGATACGTCTTAAGAGCGTATGGTGTGTTTTTAATACACCTTGAATATTCTAATAGTAATTGTTCTCTGGTTAAACCCATATAAAAGGTTAGTGTTAGGACCTGTCAATACCTAAACTACCTAAGAAATCATCTAAATCACTCAAATCATCATCGTCAGGACCCATAGTGTCACCATCTTCATCAGTATCATAGTCTTCGTCATCATCACTATGTTCCTCATTCAAATGTTCCACAATTTCCTTAACCATTCTGTCTAAGATTGATGTTGCTTTTGCATCACCCCTTAAAATCATTTTCGCTAATTTGAAAAATTCATCAGCAGATAATGCTGAAAATCTTGCAAAAAGGTAGTTTTGTATGAATTTTTTATCTTCATCAAATAACTGTTCAGGATATGCTGCCAAGAATTTTTCCCATAATATTGGACCGATTCTTAAATCCCAAATTTCACTTGATAAGCTGTCAGTTGATGCCATGACCATTTCGGCTTGTTTTGGGTCATCAGGAAGACCTTGTGTTCCCAAGATTTCCATAGTACCTTTAATTAATTCGTGAATTAATATAGGGAAAAATACACCCGTCGCTTTAACTGTTGGGGGGTCAGTTTGAATATCAACCTCTTCCTTACCACCAACACCACCTTGACTCATCATCATGTCCATCATCTCATCAGGTAATACCCAATACAATAAATCATTTACAGACATAACAACACCGTACAAATTCAATAAGTCGGGGTCAACTCTATCTAATTCATCTCTAACTAATTCAAACATGTAATGTCCTTTTTTAGACGAACCTTGAATTAATGCATTAATAAATCTTCTTTTCGCCTTTTCAATATCAAATCTTTCAAATGCTGAAATAAAATCTTCAAGGTCTTCTTCTTTTTCTTGGAAATTCTGTTCAACTTCCTCGTCTTCAGGTTCTTCACCTTGTTTTTGAAAACCAGTCATATCAATTTGTCCTGGCATTACAAGTTCTGCAACATAATTAATTTGGTCAGGTCTTACACCCATTTCTTTTCTAACCAAATCAATTGCCAAATTTTCAAGATATTCTTTATGAGCCATTTGTTTTTGTAACAATTGCATGGCCATACTCATCATAGTTCTTTGTAATTGTTGTAAAGGATTTCCTCTTGAAATATCAGCACCTGCATTTGGAACATAACGTCTAACTTTAGCAACAACATCTTTAAATCTTTTAGACGCTACTAACTCTTCAAACGTTTCAGGTATATTACCTTGTTCTATATTTGGAAATGCAGGATTCGCAGATAACGGAGTTCCTCTTGAAAGAATTGTTCTTTCAATATCAGGTGACATTCTTTCAGGGGTATCTCCATAATCAATTGGAGCCTCTCTAACAATTATTTTCTTTTTCATTATTGGTTTTTAAAATCAATTTTTAATTGGTCAAATTCTAAATAATCAGGAATCTTAACAGTACCCATTTTTGGAGCTTCTGTAGATGCTTTTGGTTTTGGTTGGTGCTTTGGATTTTTGAACGGGTCAGAAGTTTTAGGTTTTTCTTTAGTACCTGGTTTAACTACTGGAGGTGCTGTTTTAGTACCTTGCTCATCAATTTTTTCTGCTTTTGGTTTTGGTTGGTGTTTTGGATTTTTAAAAGGGTCCATTTTACCAGGTTTTTCTTTTTCTTTAGTACCAGGTTTTACTCTTGTCGGTGCTGTTTTTGTACCTTGCTCCATAGTTTCTTTTTTAGAAACATATGTATTTTTATTTGATTTGTCCATTTTTGTTTCATCAACAAAACCAATCATACTATTTTTAAATGGACGAGTAATAATACCTTGTTCACTTAAAGTGTTTATTAATTCACTTTTAGTCATTTTTGGTGAAATATGTTTTTCAACCATTTTAGCCAAAGCGGCTTCCATTATAGGTAAATAAGGATTTTTTCCTTCTTTTAATTGTTTTTTAATTTCTCTTACACATCTTTCCCACTTTCTTGATTTTTTTGGACCAACTTGTGAATGACAAATAGCGAAAGCTTTTGAACTGTTTTTTTCTTCCATCATACCCATACCATCATTTCCACCACCAAATCCATCATCACTAGATGGACCATCATCATTTCCTACACTATTGCCAGCGTAAGGGTCAAAACCACTTTCTTTTTCAGCGGAATCGTCTAAATCGGCATCTTCACCCATTTCTGTCATAGTCACATTAATCCCTTTATCATTTAAATCTTTTGCGATTTGCGATGCATTTGGGTTTTTACTACTGACCATAGTTGTTGCCTTTACTTGTTCACCAACCATCATTTTATGTAGTTGATTAATTTGACCTTCATTCATTGTTGATAACAATTTATGGCTCAGTCCACGTTCCATTAGTTGTTTAATTTTATTATTTTTCATATACAACGTCTTTTTCAATTTCTAAAATGATGTCTCTTTCGTACAATTTATCTTTTACTTTCTGTTCTGAATCTCCGAAACGAAAAACAAGACGAGTCTCATTTTCACAACTTTCATCTTTCTCCCAGGCTAACGCAATTACATCTTCCATTGCGTCTGTGACTCCCATAAAATCAGAGTCCTGTATAAGTTCAAGTTGGACCACCGTATTTTTCAGTAGTCCAACTTTATTTATATATTTTAATTCAGGTGGTTGTGGGTAACCATGTGCTGGTCTTGAATCCCAATTCTCACCCCAAACGTCTAATTCATCACTAAAGATAAACTCATACATGTTATCTCCTCTATAATTTGGACCAAGTCCATTAATATAGATTAAATGACTCATAAAACTTCACCTTTTGGTGTTACTCTAATTTGTTCTCCGTTGTGTTCAAATACTAAATTACTTTTGTTTGTTTTCCCAACGAATTTAAAATTATTATTTTCTTTCAAGATAAATTCAGAAGCCAATTCTTGTTCGTAACTTTCTGACAATTTTTTAACTTGACTCATTATGTTTGTTTTTTGTTCTTTTGATTCAACAAGTTTTTTACTCTTTGTTTTTTGTTCATTTTCATTTACAACAAAATACGAAGATAAAACTTTATCAACTTTAGATTCACTGAAAATTTCGTCCATTATTGAAGAAATTTTTGAGTGTACCTTATCTTCTTCAGACATTTCACTACTCATTCTTTTAGTTCTAACTTTCATTGGACCGAATTTTTCTTTGTATGCGTTGAACATTCTTTCACCCTCAGGTCCTTTTTGAAACATCGCATTATTACTATGTTTTTTCATCATTGGTTCAAATTCATCAAACTCTTCTTCATCAAAATCAAAGTCAAAATCACCTGTATATGGTCTATCATTTTCATCGTACCATTCGTCATTCTTAAATGAACCATACATACCTTCTCCCATTTCACCATCCATTTCAACATCGGTATCCATATCTAAATCCATTTCATCATCACCCGCATCTGCATCCATATCATAATCACCACCTTCAGAACCCATGTCATCCATTTCATAATCAGCCTCAACATCTTCAAATTTGTTCATAACATCTTCTTTGTCTTCCTCATCAAGTTTGGTTAAATCCAATGCTGACAAAATTGAATTGATAACATACTTAATATCTTCAGATGTCATACCAATAGAATCGTTCATTAATCTGATTTTTTGTCCTAACTTACCTGTAAGTTTTTGAACAACTCTAAATGTAACTTCTTCGTCAGGTTCTGATGTTTCAGAATCCATGTCCATTTCCATATCACCATCAGGTGTATCTAATTCCATGTCCATATCCATTTCTTCACCACCTTCAGGTGCGTCAAGTCCTGCGTCATCCAAAGGAGCATCCATAGAACCTTCTTCAGGTGCTGGAGCTGGCGGTGGAAGTTCTGCAACTGGTTCAGGAGCAGGTGCCGGAGCCGGGGCTTTAGGAGTTTTTAATGTAAACTTTTTTTGTTCACCGATGTTATACATAGACACCTCTTCTTCATTTTCAGTAAGTCTATTAACTTCACCAGCCATTAAGTTTAATCTTTTTAATGCTTGAGAATATGAACCATAGTATTTTCTATTTTTCATAGGCTCAATGTATTCCAAAGATTCATTAACCATTTTCTTAATGATATAACCTTGTTTTTCTTTTACGATTTCATAGTTAGTACCATCAGCTAATTGTTTAGCAAATTCCACTCTTGAAGTTTCATTGATTCTTGAAGGAATATTTTCTTGATATCTAGCGATTTCAAGGATTCTTTTGATTTTTTCATCTCCTTGTAATTTTTCGCTTCCGATAGGTTTTAAGTCAGCCATTTTTATATTTTTTGTTTTTTAGTTTAAGAGTTTAGTCCATTAAATCCACCAAGGGCAACTGAGTCTACTTGAACTACAGACCTTCCTTGTGCGTTTGAATATATTGCGTGTGGTAATGCTTGTGTATATGTGTTACCTGAACATGTAATACAATCTTCATATACTATAGTTCCACTTTGTGTATTTGTTGTTCCACCTGTTAACGCAAAACCACTAGGTGTGATTGTTGGTGTTATACTTGGTGTTGGTGTTATTGTTGATGTAACCGTAGGGGTTACAGTTCTTGTTGGGGTAATACTTGGTGTTGGAGTAACAGTTGGTGTTCTTGTTAATGTTGGTGTTACTGTTGGTGTAGCACTTGGTGATATAGTAATACTTGGGGTAATACTTGGGGTAATACTTGGTGTTGGTGTTAACGTTCTAGTTGGTGTTAACGTTGGAGTAATACTTGGAGTAATACTTGGTGTTGGTGTTAACGTTCTAGTTGGAGTGACAGTTGGAGTAACAGTTCTAGTTGGAGTAACAGTTGGTGTTCTTGTTACTGTTGGTGTTATAGTTGATGTTGGAGTAACAGTTGGTGTTCTCGTTACTGTTGGTGTTACCGTACTTGTTGGTGTAGGAGTTGGTGTTACAGGTGTTCTTGTAGGAGTTGGTGTTACGGTCTGTGTTGGAGTTGGCGTTGGTGTAGGATTTGCCGATAAACAAGTTGCACAATCATTATAATCAACAGATTGTGTTAAAACTTTATCAATACCTGTTGCTGGCTCTGCGTTATCTATTATATCATAACATCCTGGTGTGGATGCTCCTGTGAATGTTAAATAGTAATTACCATTAACTGCAGGTAATGATGCACTATCAAAATCAACGAGTATTGATGCTCCGCCACCACAAGGACCTATTAAATATGTTACTAATGCCATAATTTTACTATATAAATATAGCAATAATGGTAAATTGTTAAATTATTCTACGTCAGTATTTTCAACAGATAAATTTTTATCTATTAATTTGTTTTTAAAATCAAATAATTTTTGAATATAACCATTTCTACGAAGAAATTTAAACACTAAATTTTCGTATGAAAACTCCCCATCTTTTTCCAAACCCGAACTACGGAATTTCTTTAATCTGTCTTTGAAGGTATCTAAACGTTTAACCGATTTGTCATAATCTTCACCTTCAGCATCTTCAATAATACTATCAATTTGACTCATCATTGAATTTGTTTTTGACAATAACATTTCTTTGTCAATTTTAACATTTTCTTTTTCAGGATTATGAACCCATGTATCAAACATTACTGAATACACACCACTTGAAAAATGTGATTCGTCAATATCTTCAGCGTATAATTCCACATCAAAACCTTTTACGGTAATATTGTGGGTAGTATTAAATAAAGTTTTTTTAAGTGTAAATAACTCTTTATACATTTCAACATCTTCAGGGTCAAACTGTGTAAAATCAACGTAAAGGTGTAAATCAATATCAGAAAATTTTGACCAATTAAAATTGGCTAGTGAACCAGTAAATCTAACATCATCAACAAATAAATCATCACCCAAGTAATCCATGAATTCCCCGGCAATCATTAACAATGCTTTTCTAATTTGTGGTTTTAACTTTGGTTCATCACTTTCAACATCATCCCATATTTCAGGGTTTAATGTTTCTTGTGTTCCAAAAGAAGATAATATTTCTGAGTATTTATCCATCCTATATAAATACTCAACTTTTTATTTAAGGTAATTTTTTGTATTTGTATACTTTTGAAATTTTGGAATTGAAGTATTTTCCTTGTGATTCTGACAATCTGAATTCAGCATATACAGGTTCTAACAATGTTAGACGAATTAATTTCATTAAGAATTTTTGTACCTTTAATTTCTTGTCTTCCTACTGCCATAATAGTATAAATATTAAAAGACCCCTGATTTTAGTCAAGGGTCTTTTTATTAGGGTTTCATTTTTTGTAGTTGGTCTCGTAGTTCAATTGCCTTTTCAAAGTTTTGTGATTTAATACACTCCTTCAACTCATCTTCAATCTTTTTAATTTCTTCTTGGTCTTTTTCAAAAGTTTTGATTTTATCACGAAGATAAATTGCCAATTGGAAATCTTCTTTTTCAACTGCTTTGTCAAGTTGTTGTTTTAATGATTCCAAAGAATTTTTATTTTTTCTTGGTGCACCCATAGTACCCGTAGTTACAATGTAAGTAATTCTACCATCAGGGGATGAAAAAGTTTCTTTTTCCCATTCCATACCATTTTCACTTCCTGTTTCAGTTTTATGTTCCATAGAAGAACTGTTAAAGTTAGGGTTGTAATCACCAAACATCTCATTGATTTCGTCCATCATTTGTTTTAGAGATTTTCTGTTGTTGTTTCCAAATAAGTCAAACATATTTTTTTATTTTAAATTTTTTATGTATCTTTGTGAAACATAAATACAAAATTGTGCCAAATCAATAACACTGACATTTTGTCATATTATACTGACATATAGTCATAGTTGTTATTTAAAATAAAAATGGTATATTTGTGGTAAGATAAAAGACTATGATTGAATCAATGGATAACACAGAAGGTAAGTCAACACCTAAAAAGAAATCAGGAGGAACTCCTGTATTGGACAATTTCAGTAAGGACTTAATCAAAATGGCTCAAGAGGGTAAATTGGACCCTGTTATTGGTCGTGAGATGGAAATTAACCGAATTGCTCAAATCCTTTCTCGTAGAAAGAAAAACAACCCAATTATCATTGGTGAACCTGGTTGTGGTAAAACCGCAATTGTTGAAGGTTTGGCAATGAAAATCTTTAACGGGGATTGTCCTCGTAACTTACGTGATAAACGTATTGTATTATTGGATTTAACATCCATCGTTGCCGGTACAAAGTATCGTGGTCAATTTGAAGAACGTATGAAAGTTATTATTGAAGAACTTTCAGAAAATCCTGACATTGTAATTTTCATTGATGAAATCCATACAATTGTTGGAGCTGGTAATTCTTCAGGTTCAATGGACGCATCCAACATCTTTAAACCAGCACTTGCTCGTGGTGAAATCCAATGTATCGGAGCAACCACTTTGGATGAGTATCGTACCAACTTTGAAAAAGACGGAGCCCTTGAGCGTCGTTTCCAAAAAGTTGTTGTTGACTCTCCAAATAAAGCTGAGACTTTAACAATCATTACAAATGTTAAAGACAAGTATGAAGAATACCATAAGGTTAGTTATTCTGAAGAAGTATTGGAATTGTGTGTGAACTTGGCTGACCGTTACATCACTGACCGTGAGTTTCCTGACAAAGCATTTGATATTATGGATGAAGTTGGTGCCCGTTCTCAAGTGGATACCAAAATCCCTGAATCCTTGGAGATTCTAAAACAAAAAGCTTCAGAACTTAAACAACAAAAACTTGATGTTGTTAAAAGACAAGACTTTGAACACGCAGCTGAACTACGTGATAAAGAGAAAAAACTTCTTGAACGTTTGGAACTTGAAAAGGCGAAGTTTGAAAAAGAACAATCTGAAAATCGCAAACCGATTGACCCAGAATTGGTCTTGAATGTAGTTTCGTCAATGACAAAGATTCCTGTCAACAAATTAAATGTTGATGATAAGATGGCTTTGGTTGGAATGGAAAAAACTTTGATTTCCGAAGTTGTAGGTCAGGATGATGCGGTGTCAAAGATTTCAAAATCTATCCGTAGAAACCGTTTGGGTATTAAAGACCCAAATAAACCAATCGGTTCGTTTATCTTCTTGGGTTCAACAGGTGTAGGTAAAACCCACTTGGCAAAACAATTGGCTAAACAAATCTTTGGTAGTTCAGATGCACTTATCCGTGTGGATATGAGTGAGTACCAAGAGAAACATACCATCTCTCGTTTGATTGGTTCCCCTCCAGGTTACGTGGGTTATGAAGAAGGTGGACAGTTGACCGAACAGGTTAAGAACAAACCTTACTCTGTAATCTTGTTTGATGAGGTTGAAAAAGCAAACAAAGAAATCTTCCACACACTTCTTCAGATGTTGGATGAAGGTCACCTTACAGATTCTTTGGGTAGAAAAATTAACTTCAAGAATTGTTTGATTATTATGACATCAAACATTGGGGTTAAAAAACTTCAAGACTTTGGAACAGGTATCGGTTTTTCAAGTAACGCTTATTCTAACGAAGAACAGAAAAAAGAAATCTTGAAAAAAGAAATGAAGAATTATTTCTCTCCTGAGTTCTTGAACCGTATTGATGATGTGATTGTGTTTAATTCTTTGAACGAAGAATCTATCAAAAAGATTGTTGACATTGAATTAAAGAAATTAATGGGTCGTTTGTCAGAGTTGAAACTTATTTTCAAGTATGACGACAAATTAGTTTCACACATTGCCAAGATTGGTTATGATGAATTATATGGAGCTCGTCCTATCAAAAGAGCAATTCAGGACCAAATTGAAGATTTGATATCTGAAGAAGTCCTAAACGGAAATGTGGTTGAGAGTAAACAATATTCCCTATCGGTAAAATCTGAGAAGGTAATCATCAAATAAGTGAATAATATTCCTTATCGGTAATAAAAGTGGGGTCATTGACCCCATTTTTTTTTATAAAGTTATAAGCATAAAAAAAAGGGTCGTTAAGACCCTTTTCTATTAAATGTACCACTGACTTTTGGCATATTCTTTATCGTACTGATACTCATGTTTTTCATATCCAAGTTTATCAATCATTGCATATGCGGTCTTAATTGAGTTATCCAAATCATCAATTACCACATACTCACTTGGTCTGTGGTAGTTGTAATAACCACAAGAAATGTTGATACAAGAGAAATCAAACTTCATTTTCAATTGAGAAACGTCTGTGTATGGGTGAACCATATACTCACGAGTTGGCATGTATTCATCTAATACCTTGTCAACAATGGTAAAGAATTCACTATCACGGTTAAATAAACGTACACCAGAACAAACTTCAGTAACCATGTAGTTCAATGGTGCATCCAACTGAATTGCGTAAGACACATCAACAAAGAAATTTGGGTCAGCTTTACGAGAACCCCAACATCCTGTTTCCTCACTAACAAAGAACGCTGCTTTTACGTGTGGTAAATCCAAAAGAGCTGACATTGCTCCAAACACACCACATTTGTCATCACCACCAATACCTGTTTCTTTACCTTCAGGTGTATAACCTTTAAGACAAACTTTAAGGTTTCCTTCATAGTCAGGTAAGGTTTCTGTGTGAACAACAATCTCATTCATTCCGTGAACGGTATCGGTATGAGCAACCATACATGGATAAAGTTTCCCTTCAAAACCTTCACTTGTTTTGGTGGCATAAATGTTCATCATTTCATCTACCACATAAGGTATGTTGTTTTCCTTAAGCCAGTTGGAAATAAATTCCACCATATATTCTTCATGGTACGTAGCGGTTGGAACGCTAAGTACTCTTTCTAATAAATCTAATCTGTTCATCTTACCACAAAGATACAACAAAATTATGAATTATCAAAAAAGTTGTAGATTATAAATAAAATCTTTGAATTTTTCAAATGGTAATCTCATTTTTTTCATATCACCTTTACCAACAGTGTTTATTGCAAATGTCACCCTATCATCTTCCATATCCAAATCAGAAATTTTTAGATTATATCTATCATCACCTGGCATTACAAACCACTCATCAAAACCACCCAATTTTTTAATAAAATCATAATGGTCAATGTAATCACCTGTTATGTTTTCATTTTCATTAATAGTTTCTTCCATAGTATCTAATAATTTTTCTATGGCATTGTAGGTACTACTATATTCATGATTCCCAGACCTAAACTCATATACACTATCAGCAATACTTGGGGGGTCAATATTTTCAAGATTAATAATTCTTCTTAATAATCCATAAATTCCAATATTAAACTTTGGATTATATTTTTGATAGGTTTTTATAAGGTCATCTAATTTAACCGTTTTCTTATAAAATGTACCCGTCATTGGTAACCCATATTCGGCAAACATATTTGAATAATCTCTTTCCAAATATTCTTTAATACCTCGTTCGGCATCAACATTCATGTCATAAGTATATTCACTGGTTATGTTATCAACGGCATTTTCAAATGTCTTTGATAGGAATTCGGAAACTTTAATTTTACAGTCATCATTACCATATTCCTTTAATCCCAACGTACATTCATATAATTTTGGATTAATAATCTTCATATACGTTTGAAGTCTTTTCATTTGTTCGTCATCAAAATAAGAATACATATATCCCTCTTTCCATTCTTCTTCACCATAATAACTATCAAAAATTTCACCTGTACCGTAACTAGATAATGAAATATCTAAGTACATTCTATCACCGTCACCTTCGTTCCACTCAAATAAATCAAAATAATCATTATCTCTTCCGTTAAAATCTAAATTCAAAGTGACATTATCCTCATTATCTCTATTGTAACTGGTGATTAATGGGTCCACCCTATCAGCATTCCAACTTGAAATAGTTCCGTCTTTAATTCTTTCAAATCCTGCTTTTACTTTTCCACCACCCAATAATTTTTCAATAACAAAATTTTCAACCTCAGGATAAACGTGGTATAGAAAATCCACATCATGTCCAGTATCCGCAGCATCATACACAGTTGGGTCACCGTCTTTAATATATAAAGCCACTTTTTGTCTTCTATTAGATTTGTCTATAAAGTAATAAAGTTTACCGTCTTTGGTGTATTTGTTAAAATAATCAGGCTGTTGCCCCGCAGTACACCAACGTGTACCTGAACCATAATAACAAGAAGCATTATGTGTGATGGCTCTAATTCCTATTACATCACCGTCTTCAAATACTTTTTCAGCTTCTTTTTTCGCCTCACGTTCTTTTTCTCTTTTAGATGAAATCATTGAAAGTGCTTGCGTCAAATAACCCAATGTATCAATATTATACGAATTAATATCTTTTGGTGATTTTAATATAACGTCTAACTTTGGAAATGCTCTTGATTCAATACCATCCCACAACTCTTTGGTTGTACCTATTACTTCAGGTGTAATTTTATCATTGTTTTTGATAAATGACCTAAGTCTATTTACAAGTAGATTAATAAAATCATTAATATCTGTATTTTGGTCAATCAAATATCTTTTGGTTTCGTTCTCAACAAACGGAATAAACTTGGTTCCCAAACTTGACGTAGCATCAAAAATTTTGTCAATCATCTCAGCATCCTCAGGAGATGAAAACATTTCTTTTACCTTTTTGATGGCATCTTCTTTCTTACCTTCTTGTAAAAATATTTTGTACATTTCTTATAAATAGTTGTGTAGATTAAAAAATGGTTGTATCTTTGTTTAAGAAAGGAAGACAAACTATGAAAAACATCATCACCACCATCGCAATGTTCATCTTGACTATCACCGCTCAAGCACAATCAGTTTATAAGTTTGAAAATTTCTACAACTACAAACACCTTTCTATTTGGGAAAGCCCATATGCGGTAAACAATGATATGGACAGTAACTTGGGTAGTGGTATGGCTAAATGTGAAATGACTCTTGAAAACAAGACTATCACTATCAAAAATTACACTTCTAAAAACACTTTCACCTACAATATTGTAAGTGTTGAAAATGGTCCTTACACTATCTACAGAACCAAATGTGTTGAGTCAAATAATATGGATGTTAATTTCTACATCCTTGATGATGGTGATAAAATTTTCATCTACTGCACTTGGGACATTGATGGATACTACCTCCAAGGATGGCAAACAAAAATTAACAAATAAAAAAAGGGGGTCATTGACCCCCTTTTTTATTATAATTAGTTTTTTTTATTATGCCATATTTGATACTCCAGCCTGAGTTGCAATCATATCAACAAGTTTTTTTCCAACTTCTGTTTTTGCCCACTCTGGCATTGTACTTTGAAATCCTGATAATTCAGCTGCTTTATTTCTCAAAGCTTGTTTCATATTAACTAAATCATTAATTGCTGAAATGTAAACTGATTTATCATTACCCGCAACTGAGGTGTTAAATATATTACTCTTGTAATTTTTCCAATTAGATGTAGTAGCTTCTTTATATCCCTGAGGATTTATTTTTTCTAATAATTTTTGTACTTCTAAAAATGGTTGTGCAACATTAATAAGTGGACCCGCACCAGATTTAATTTGAGCCATAACATTTTGTAGTTTTTTACTATCAAAAGGTAAATAAGTATCTACTTTAGCAACCAAATTTTTGTATTTTTCTTTATTGTCTTCTTGTGGAACAACACTTTGTTGTTGTTCTTGAGTTTCCATTTTTTTGATTTTCAAACCGTTAGGTTCTCCAGACATAAATCCAACACCCATAGACTCCTTTATAACACGTCTTACAATTTTTTCTAAATCAGATTCTGTTAATCTTACTATTTTTTTTGTCATGATTAAATTATTTCTTAATAAATAGTTGTTGATTCAAAAAAGTATATTTATATTTGTATAAATGTTCTTTGATATATGGGGATGACATGGAATCGACAGGTATTGTTGATTGATGGATGCACGTATGAGCTGAAATAACTCATTAAAAACTGGTTCAAAAAATTAGACGGCAACGTTTTAGACAAAATGGCGACTATCGGATTAATCCGTGAAAACGCTTCTGTAGTAGCCTAATCGCTATTGCAACTCAGGTCGGGAGACACTAACCTAGGAACAGAAGTCTTTAGAGGTGTGGTTTCTATCTTAAAAGAAACAAGTGGAGGATTAGTTCTCAGTAAACCGAACCACTATAAAATAAGGGAATTGTGAATTTCGGA